TCGAAGAGATCGTGGTGGACGAGACCGCCCCGGCTCCCGAGCCGGTCGCGGACGCCGCCCCGGTCGAGGCGGAAGAGGGGCCGCAGATCGCCGACGTTTCGCTCAACGGGGCGCAAGTCTCCAGCCTCTTGGAGATCGTCGCCCAATACAACGCCGGGCTCCTCAACGAGCAAGGTGCGAAGGCGATCATCGCTGCTGCGTTTCCCGGCATCCCTGCATCGACAATCGACGCGATTATCGCGGGCACCAGCACCGCCCCGGTCGCGATGCCGGGCGAAGCTCCAGCCCCCGGGCCGGTCGTGGAGCCCGAGGCTCCCGCCCTGGAGGAAGCCTCGCAGCGTGCCGCCCCTGACGGTGTTGATGTTGGCGACTTCGTGTCGTGGGGCTCAGGCGACGGTCGCGGCCGTGGCCGCATCACCCGCGTCGTTCGAGACGGCGAAATCAACGTGCCCGATTCTTCCTTCACTATCCAGGGAACCGAGGATGACCCCGCCGCACTGATTCGCGTGTACCGCGAACTGGCGGACGGCTGGAATGCTACTGACACGCTGGTGGGCCACAGGTTTTCTACCCTCACGAAGATTGACCCGCTTGAGAGGGAGCCTGCTTCGCGTGCCGCCCCTTACTACGAAGGCGATTGGGTCACGCTGCCCGATGGTCGCGTGGGCCGCGTGGATCACGTCATGACCGAGGGCGAGTTGAACCTGGGCGACGTGGCGATGCCCGCGACGCCTGACGCCCCGGTGGCTCTCGTGAGCGTGTGGGAAGGCGAGTCGTTCGGCGAGCCGGTGCCGGTCGCGGTTTCCGAACTGCAACCGGCAGAAGAGCCAGAGGCGGCGCGGGCGTATGGGAAGCCAAAGCGGAAGCCTCGGAGGCGGAAGCGTGGCAGCTAGGTATGACCGCATCGACTTCAGCCCGCCGGCTGGCGTGCGGGAGGAAGCAGCGAAGGGGCTCGCGTGGCGAGACGAGTACGGCCGAGGCGGCACGGCAGTCGGCGTTGCCCGAGCACGCGACCTATCGAACGGAACGAACATCTCGCCCGACACGGCGAAGCGGATGGCGAGCTACTTCGCCCGGCACGAAGTGGACAAGCAGGGCGAGGGCTGGAGCCCCGGCGAGGACGGCTTCCCGAGTGCGGGCCGGATCGCGTGGGCTCTGTGGGGCGGCGATCCGGGGCAAGCGTGGGCGAGCAAACTGACCAAGCAGATCGAAGCGGCTGACGAGGAGGGCAGGAGCATCATGGGCAACATCGAAAGACGTTCCTTGGCGATCGACGAGATCGAGTCGGCAGTGCCGCTGCTCGCGGTCGAGAGCCGCAGCGAGGATGACGGCAGCGAACGCGAATACGTCGTGGGCTACGCGGCGAAGTTCGGCGTGCTGTCCCTCGACCTGGGCGACTTCGTGGAGCGGATCGACCCCGGTGCCTTCGGGCTGGTCGCCGAGCGACGCGGCCGGCGGAAGCCGCTGGAGACGCGAGCCCTGTGGAACCACGACCCGAACTACCCGCTCGCCCGCTATCCCGGCACGCTGCGGATGACCGTGGATGAGGTCGGGCTGCGGTACGAGTTCCCCGTCCCCGACACGTCCTACGGGCGGGACATCGCGAGCAACATCCGGGCGGGCATCGTCAAGGGCTCGTCATTCAGTTTCACCGTGCCGAGCGGCGGCGATTCGTGGGCGGTCGAGGACGGTCGCAGCGTGCGGACGATCCAGAAGATCGACACGCTGCTCGATGTCGGGCCGGTGACGTTCCCCGCGTATCCCGATGCCGATGTGAAGGTTGCCCAGCGGTCATTTGACCAGTACCGGCAGCAGCAGGAGATCGAGGTGGCGAAGCGTTCGCTTGCCCGGTCGCGTGCTGCCGAGATTCGCGAGTATCTGAGGCAGCATGGCCGCTAGTGGTGATTCGTGCCCCCGGTGCCGCGATGGCAAGCTCGCCGTCGCGTCGAGTGTTCGCAGCGGCGAGTATCAGACTCGCTATCTGCGGTGCCAGCGGTGCGGCTGCACCGACAAGCAGATCGTGCCGGGCAGTGAAGTGCGGCGGAAGTCTTTTACTGCCGAGCGTGCCTAACTGAATGGTTTCGGGGCGTGGCTCCTAGTTTCGGGGTAGGCGATGCGATTGCGTCGCCACGAACCCGACTACAGGAGCCTCCCTCGTGGACAAGATCAAGGCACTGCTCGAAGAACTGGCCGCCGTCGTTGCCGAGATGGAGGCGATGACCGAGGACGCCCCCGAGGGCGAGGCTCCCGCCGAGCCGATGACCGAAGAGCAAGAGGCGTCGCTCCGGTCGCTCGAAGTTCGGGCCGACAAGCTCAAGGAGCGGATCGAGTTCTTGACTCGCGTGCAGGCGAAGGAACTGGAACTCCGCAGCGTTCTGGAGCGTGCCGCTCCCGCCAAGAAGATCGAAGCCACCGTTGAGGAGACCCCCGCCGTGGAGAGTCGCAAGACCCCCGTGTTCGCGATCCCGAAGTCGAGCCGTCCCCTTCGCGGTTTCAAGAGCGAAGAGCGTGCCTACCGTGCTGGCATGGCGATCCGTGCCGGCCTGCTCAATGACGAGGAGGCTCGTCGGTGGTGTGCCGATCACGGCGTTCAGAGCCGTGCCCAGGCTGGCGGGATCAACTCGCTCGGCGGCGTGCTGACCAATGACGAACTCTCGACCGAGATCATCCGGCTCGTGGAGGAGTTCGGTGCCTATCCGGCGAACGCCCGCAACGTGACGATGAACAGCGACACGCTGCTCATCGCCCGTCGCACCGGCGGTCTGTCGGCTCGCCCGATCGGTGAGAACGCCGCTCCGACCCCGAGCGACGTGACCTTCGACAACGTGCAACTCGTCGCGAAGATCTGGGGCGTGGATAACCGCGTCCCGATGTCCCTGATCGAGGACTCGGTTATCAATCTCGCCGATGCGATGGCGGTCGAGGTGGCCCAGGCTTACGCCGAAGCCTTCGACAACTCCGGGTTCATCGGAACCGGCAGCGGCTCGCTCTACCACGGCACCGTGGGCGTTGCGGTCGCGATCAACGACGGCACGCACTCGGCGAGCGTCGTGACGGCTGCGACCGGCAACAACACGTTCGGTGCGGACACCACGAGCGGGCTCGACCTCTCGGACTACACGAACGTGGTCGCTCGGCTGCCCCTGTACGCTCGGCGGAATGCCAAGTGGTACATCAGCCCGGCTGGCTACGGCTCGTCGATGCTGCGGCTCATGATGGCTGCGAGCGGCAACAACCAGGCCGACGTGGCTGGCGGTGCGAACCTGTCCTTCCTGGGCTTCCCGGTGGTGCTCGTGCATCCCTTGGAGAGCCGGTTGTCGGCCACCGCCAACCAGATCGCTTGCCTGTTCGGCGACCTCTCGCAGGCTTGCACGATGGGCACCCGGCGGGAGATCAGCGTCAAGACCGACGCGTCTCGCTTCGTGGAGTTCGACCAGCTTTTGACCTTCGCGACCGCTCGCGTGGCGATGGTCGCCCACGACCTTGGTGACTCCAGCAAGGCTGGCCCGCTCGTCGCTCTCAAGTTCGCCTCGTGAACCCTCTGACCCTCTAGGAGACTCTGACTCGTGAACCACCTCGAAGCATCCAAGACGGTCGTGGGTTCCACCGTGACCTCGGCCGCCGGAACGGCGACCCTGACCATCGACCGCCTCGGCTACGACTACGTGTCGATCGACGTTGCGGTGGCTGTCAGCACGACCCCGGCGAACACTGCCGCGTCGATCCTCAACGTGCTGACGCTCTCACAGGGCGACACCAACACGGCGGGCTCCTCGGTCTACACCGTGGCGGTTCCCGCCGCGAGCGTGGCCGTGACGAACCAGCCCAGCGTGGTTCGGCTCGATGTCGATCTGCGTGGAAAGGGCCGCTACGTGAAGGTCGACGCTACCCCCGCGACCAGCCTTGCGACCACGATTGTCGCTCGGCTCGGCAAGGGCGAGGTCGGCCCCGAGTCGGCTTCCGCCAAGGGCGTGCTCGCGAAGTACAGCGGCTGATCGCTTGACAGCCTCGACACAGTGGATGGCGGGTGCGGCATGAGCCGTGCCCGCCATCTCTGTTTGAGGGCTTCATGATCGTCAAGGTCGGCGGTACGGATGTCGATGTTCGGATTGAGTGCGTGATGAGCGGCCCGCGATTCGGCCCGCTGGCGAATCTCTTCGGCTGGGCACAGGCTCTCATGCCGCTCGGCATCCGCCCGACGCTCGGGCAAGGAGCTCTGTGGGGGCAAGTGCTCCAGCGGTGCCTAGAGCAGTTCGTTGATTCGACCGAGTACATCCTCACGACCGATTACGATTCCTTCTGGGATCGCAAGACGGTCGAGGAACTCGTCGCCCTCGCGATGGCTTTTCAGTGCGACGCTCTCGCCCCGCTGCAAGTCAAACGCGAAGACGGTCGCCCGATGTTCACCCTGCCCGGCACGCTGGACAACCCGCCCGAGGGCGGGTCTACCGAACTGCCGATGTCGTGGTTCGCGGAGCCCGTGCAAGAGGTGGACTCGGCTCACTTCGGCTGCACGCTCATCTCGACCAAGGCGTTGAAGCGAACGCCGAAGCCGTGGTTCCAAGACATCCCCAACGACAAGGGCGAGTACGGAGACGGCAGAACTGACTCGGACATCCATATGTGGAGGCAGTTCCGCAAGGGCGGCAACCGCGTCTACGTCACGCCCCGCGTCTCGATCGGTCACGGCGAGTACGTCTCGGTCTGGCCGGGGCCGGATCTTCAGAAGCCCGTGTTTCAATACGTCGGTGACTATACGGCGAACGGTCGCCCCAAAACTGCATGGAGTGTCCCCAAATCGTGAAAATCAAACTGGTGCAGAACTACTCGACCTACACGGTCGGCCGGGTGGTCGATTGCGAGGGCGACACAGCGGAGCGGCTCATTCGCGACGGCATCGCCGTGCGGGAGCCGCAGATGGATTTGATCGAGACGGCGACGGCCGAGCCCGAGGTCGAGCGGGCTGACGCACGACCGCGACGCGGCAGGAAACCGAATGCGATACCGCAGTCTCAAGACTCTGACGCAGCCGGCGGTTGAGCCGGTCTCGCTCGCGGAAGCGAAGGCACATTGCCGGGTCGATACCGACACCGACGATGCTCTGATCGCTGCGTACCTCAAGGCGGCTCGCGAGTGGTGCGAGGCGTACTGCGACGAGACATTCGTTCACACGCAGTACCGGATGACGCTCGACTCGTTCCCCGTGGAGATCGAGTTGCCCCGCCCGCCGATGGCGACCAGCGGCACGGTGACGGCGGTCAGCATCACCTACACGCTGGAGAACCAGAGCACCGCGACGCTCTCGACTGCCGAGTACCGGGTCGATCGTGACAGCGTGCCGGGCGTCCTGCGGACGAACTACAACGGCTCCTGGCCCTCGCATCTGCTGGACTACAACGCGGTTGCGGTGACGTGGCACGCCGGGCGTGACGGCACCGGGGCGAGCGTGCCGCAGCGGGTGAAGAACGCGATCCTGTGGCTCGTGGGCATGTGGTACGAACGCCGCATGGCGGCTGATGCGGTGAGCCTGTCGGAGATTCCATTCGGCGTGAAGGCTTTGCTCGATTCGGCGAAGTGGGGGAGCTACCGATGAGCAGCGTTCGCGGAACGATCTCGGTCGATGTGGCGTTCACTGACAGCACGACCGTGAGCGGGGCACAGTCGCTGAAGACGATCGTGCTGCGGGATGCGACCGAGTACACGACGGGCAAGGTGGCGATCGTGACGGGGACGGTAGGGACGACGGCAGTGACGGTCAGCACCCTGTCAGGCGTTGGCTATCGCAATGCCTCTGGGCAACTGGTCACGTTTTCCGACGTGCGGCGAGTCGTGTTTGACTGGAACGGCTCCGCGTCAGCCACGCTCAACGAAACGGCGGACTTTGCGTTTTCGATGCGGGCTAGCTCCGGTGAGCCGGCCATGACGAGCGTGAATCAGTTGCCGGGCGTGCAGATGGCCGTGGCGTCGTCGTCCGCTGGCGCTACCGGAACTTACACCGTCGTGATCTATGGCACTTGACCCCGGTAAACTCCGCGAGCGGGTGACGATCCAGCAGGCGACCGAGCGACGCAACTCGCTCGGCGAGACCACGCTGGAGTGGGCGACGTTTGCCGAGCGATGGGCGAGCGTCGAAGGGCTCTCGTCTCGCGAGGTGCTGCTCTTGGGGCAGCAGCAGACCGAAGGCACGCACCGCGTGCGGCTGCGGTACGTGACGGGGCTCGTGCAGACGATGCGGCTTCTGTGGCGTGGTCGGGTGCTGGAGATCACGACGCTGCTCGAACACGCGAACCGCAGCGAGCACGAGTTGCTCTGCACGGAGAGGGTGGAGTAATGGCAGTCGCGGGCATTGAAATCACTGCTGAGATGGCGGAACTGCGGCAGTTGCAGCAGGACATCGGCCGGCTGTTTTCGCCGGCTGACAAGGCTCGCATTCTGAAGGCGGCACTCACGAAGGCGATCGAGCCTGCGTTCCAAGCGTTGAAGCAGACCACGCCGCTCGGGCCGACCGGCAACCTGCGGCGGGCGGTCGCGAAGAAGATCCTCGTCTACGCGAAGGACGGGGCGGCGGTTGCGGTGCTCGGGTTCCGACGTGCGGGGCTTTCGGACTCCGTAAGTGCTGCCGGCGGCACGGTGCGAGCCGGCCCTGACCGGGCATTTCACCAGTGGTGGCTCGAAGAGGGAACGCAGCCCCGGCAGATCCGCCTACCGTCGCCGCCGAAGGCATACAACCGCCCTGGCTACAACAAGCCGGGCTTCGAGCGACGCACGTACACGATGACCCGCAATGGCAAGACGTTCACCGTGCAGGGGCATTCGGTTCGCGGGCACGGCGTTACCTCACATCTCGTGAACGACCCGAACTCTTACTTCTACGCGAGCAGCTACAGCCGCCTCGGGCCGTTCAAGATCAACAAGTTCCGAGGCGGCGAGAGAGGCTTCATCACTGAGCCGGGCTATCCGAACGCTTTCTTCAAGAAGTCGCGTCAGCCGATCACGATTCCGGCGATGCCGGCGGGCGGCAGTGACGGGCAGCCTCCCCTCAAGACCGCGTGGGCACGCACGCAGCCCACCGTCGCCGAGATCCTCCAGCGGGAACTGCGGCTCTCGCTGGAGCAAGCCCTCGACACCCTCTCGCAGCGATCCACGGGAACCATCGGCACATGAGCGTCAAATCCCCCGAACGTCTCATCGGCGATGCCCTGGTCGCCGCCCCCGCCGTCGCGGAGATCGTGGGCGACCGGGTGTACCCCGTCATCGCCCCCGCCTCGGCGGCGATTCCGTTCGTCACTTGGCGGCGGCAGGCGGTGCAGCGGGAGGCGACCCTCTCCGGCCCGTCTGGGATCGCGACCGTGACGCTGGCCGTGGATATGTACGCCACGACCTATGAGGGAGTAAGGGAACTGGCCGACCGCTGCCGGGCGGTACTGGATGGTTTCGGCGGCACGCTGGGAAACTGGATTTCAGTCAGGAACGTGTCGCTGCTCAGTGAGAGCGACGGGTTCGTGCAGTTGGCCGGCGGCGAGTTGCCCGCCGTCTACAGCGTGACGCAGACCTACACCATTCTCTGGCAGGAGATCTAGAACCGTGTCATTCTCGACCCCGCACGATACCTCGGTTTCCGGCAGTGGGACGAAGCTCACGCTCACGCTCAACGGTGTTTCCTCGACTTACGTCGTGAGCAACATCGTGATCTCGAACAGCAATCCCGGCGCGGGTGCTGATGCTCTGGTGGACGTTGCCCACCTCGGGCAGTCAACGGGCGAACTGGCGGCCCGGCTGACGCCGCCGCTCGTGGTGCCTGCCGAGGACGGCGGTTCGGGTCGGCAGATCACGTTCGACTATATCGGCAAGATCGTCATCTCGGACGGGGCGACCGGCACGTATCACATTCAGGTTGCGGGCGTGACGCTGGTCGGTGGCACCACGGCGAGCTACCACACCGTGCAGAGCTCGACCCTGACGCTGGCGACGAACGACGCGATCCGGGGCCAGGGCGTCATCACGGTTGCCCGCTAGTCATGACGGGGTGCCGTCATGGCGATTCCATGCCAAGGGTTCACGATCACCTGGGGCGGTCAGACGCTCCAAGAGGTGCAGGCGTTTGACCTGGACGCCGCTCGCGGGCTGCCGCTCGGGCGCATCACGACGTGGACGCCGAGCCTGGGCACGTTGCGGCTGGCTGGATTCTCGACCGCTCATCTGCCCGTGAGCGAGTACGGGCGGCGGAAGCGGTTGACGTTCTCGGGTCGCACCGCGTCGGCGGGAACGCTGGTCACGTTCTTCGATTCAGATTGCATCTACGAAGACCAGCGGATCGAAGCCGTCGCGAATGAGGTCGTGCGGCTTGCCTTCACTTTTAGAGTGCAGGATACGGTCGGGGCTCCGACTAATCCCTAGGAGATCGTGACAGATGGCACTGACGGCAGATCAGATTCTCGCGGCGGATGACATGGGGCTGAAGCGGGTTCCTGTCCCCGAGTGGGGCGGCGATGTCTTCATCCGCGTCATGAGCGTGGGCGAGCGTGACTCGTATGAGCGGAAGTGGATCGGCAAGAAGGAAACCGGCATCGAGAACTTCCGCACGCAGTACCTCGCGGGCGTGCTGTGCGACGAGGCCGGCAAGCTCCTGTTCACTCGCGACCAGATCGACAAGCTCGCGAGCAAGAGCGGTGCGGTGATGGGTCGGCTGTTCGACGAAGCGATGAAGCACAACCGGATGACAGAGGAGGATGTGCAGGAGTTGGGAAAAGGCTGAACGCGAGCCCGACCCGGCGGTATATGTTCGCGGTCGCTCGCGACTTACACATGACCGTCGGTGAGTTGGGCACGCGAATGGATTCGGCCGAGTTCTCTGAGTGGATCGCCTACAACCGCTACTACTCGGCGTTGCCCGACTCGTGGCGGGAGACGGCGTTGATTGTCACGGCACTCCTGGCTCCGCACATCGGGAAGAACTCGAAACGACCCAAGCCCGAGGATTTCATTCCGATAGAGAAGCCGCCGCAGCACGAGTCGCAGGACATAGCGGCGTTGTTGGAGTTGCGACGGCAGTTCGGTCTCGGCGATCTCGAAGCGAACAATGGCTAACGTCCTCTCACTAGCGTTGCGGGTCACGGCTGACGCCAGCGGGCTCAGGCTCGATCCGGTGCAGCGTGCGCTCGTGGGGTTGGGGGATCAAGCCGACAAGCTCACGAGTCAGTTCGCAAAGTTCGCGGGCGAGAGCGAAGCGGCGGCGTCGGCTCAGGCTCGGTTCGAGAAGGAGTCGCAGGATCTCATCAACACGCTCCGCGATGGTGGCGAAGGGGCTGCGACGCAGTTCGCCGTGGGCTTCGAGCGGCTGACCGAGGCGGTGAACAAGGAAGCCGCCGCGTTCGAGCGGGCGGCCCGGATTACCGAAGCGAACCTCTTGCCGCTGGAGCGGTTCGACCGCACCCAGGCGGAACTGAACGAGCAACTGAACGCCGGGCGGATCTCGCTAGACACCTACAACCGGGCGACCGAGAACGCCGCGAAGGGGCTGACCGACGCGGAGCGTGCGGCTCGCGGGCTGGCGGTGCAGCAGAAAGAGATCGACACCGCAGCCGAGAGCACGACGCTCAAGTTCAACGAACTCTCGGGGGTGTTCTCGGTGCTGCCCGGCCCGCTTGGCAACATCGCGGGGCGGATCTCGGGCATCGCGAGTGCGAGCGAGGGGCTGTCGCGGGTGTTCGCGGGCGGGCTGAAGTCAGGCATCAGCGGGCTTGCATCGCAACTTACATCTTTGGCTACATCTTGGAACCTCGCCCTCGCCGGGATCACGGCGTTCGCGGCTGGGGCGGTTGCTGTTGTGCGTGGCTTGGTTGCCCTGGAGGATCGCGTCGAGCGGCTCAGTCGCTTGGCGACCCAGTTGGGCGTCTCGTTCGAGTTCGTGCAAGTGCTGGAGGAAGCGGGCCGCAGGGCTGACGTTTCGATCGAGCAGTTGAGCGGCTCGTTCGCCCGGCTTCAGAACACGCTCGCGGGGGCGGACGAAGAGAGCAAGAAAGCCCAGGCGGCGTTGCAGCGGCTCGGCGTGTCGGTTCAAGACTTCGGGGCACTCTCGGAGCAACAGCGGATCGACTTGATCGGCGAGCGTCTGGCTGCAATCGAAGACCCTGCCCAGCGGTCAGCGGCGGCGATCGCCCTGTTTGGTCGCAGCGGCGTGCAGTTGCTTCCGTTCTTCAATGAGTTGGGCGGTGCCGCCGATGACATCCAGACTTTCGGGGCGGCACTGAGCGAGACTGACCGCACCGCGTTCGCGGGGTTGGGTGCCGCATTCGATCAAGTCGGCGTATCGATCCAAGGTCTCGGTCAGTCGGTGCTTCTGCCGTTCGTCGGGCTTGTTGAAGGGATCGCAACGGCATTTAGCGGACTCATCAACATCGTCACGGTAGTAGCCCAGACGATCGGCACGGTGCTCGGCCCGGTTCTCAGCACCATCGGAGCGGTGTTCGGAGCGTTCGGCGATGCCGTCAACGGCACGATCGGCTTCTTTCGGTCGTTCTTCTCGACCGCTGAAGAGACCGCAGCGGCTACAGAGAAGACGGCGGAAGCTGTCACTCGCTCGGCCGAGGAGGTCAAGGCACTCGACAAGGCGTATGCCGATAGCCAGAAGGGGCTCGATGCGATCATCGCCAAGGCTGGCGAGTTCGGTCAGGCTGGCTTCGATGCCGCGTTCGAGTTCGAGCAAGCACTCGCTGACTTGCAAGAGCAAGCGAACGACGGCGAACTGAACGCAGAGCAGTACGCTCGCGGCGTTGCCAATGCTACCGCTGAGTTTGAGAAGCAGATCGACGTGGCACGACGGGTCGCGGAGGAGAACAAGCGGATCGCTGAGGAAGCCCAGCGGCGGGCTGAAGCGGAAGCCAAGGCAGTGCAAGACATCATCGACGCGAACCTCGAACAGATCCGCGTCGATGAGCAGTTCGGCGGCGACTCCAGCCGGGCGAGGGCGGCCGATAGTCTGCTCAAGATCCAGCAGGAGATCGTGCGGGTTGAGGAGCAACTCCAGGCAGCCAGAGCCGCCGGGGACACCGAGGCAATCAACGCCCTCGCCTCCCGGCTTGCGACGCTCGATCAAGTAGAGGCCCGCGAGGGCGACATTGCGAGCGGTGCCAAGAAAGCCCGAGAGGACGCTGCCAAGGAAGCAGAGCGGATTGCCGAGGAGGCCGAGCGGCGAGCCGAAGATCAGCGACGCGAACTTGAACGCGTTAGCCAGCAGATCGCGGACGCCCAGGCAAAGATCAGCGACCGCCAATACCAGATCGAACTCGCCCGCGCCGAAGAGCTCGCCACCGTCCGCACTGGCTCGGTCGAGATCAACGACATCCGCAGCGGCGGCATCTCGGCGTTCTTCGACACGCTGAAGGAAGATCCCGCCATCGCGGAAGCGAAAGCCCAGACGAAGGAGCTTCAGGCGATGCGGAAAGAGATCGCCAAACTGAACGCCGAGAAGGTTGACATCCTCGCGGGGACGGGCTGACCATGAGCGTTCACTCTTGGCGAGAACTGCCGCGCACCGTCACGCATCTGATCGGGGCATCCCCCGAGTTTGAGCGGCGTTTCATCGCGACGCTCAACGACCTTGACACGAACGCAGGGCTCGTGATCCAGACGATCGCCTGCACGCACGGCTCGTCGCATCCCGAGTATGTCTTTGCCCGGTGCTATGACGTTACAGTTGTCGAAGCCTACGAAGGCAATCGGTACTGGCACGAGGTCGTTGCCAAGTACAAGATTCCCGAGGCAGAAGATCGGGACATCCAACTCTTGCCGTGGCTGCGGCCCGACGTGTGGAAGTTCCAGACTCAAGGGGTCTCGGTGCCTGCCCTCTACTACTACGATGGCACGACGCAGAAGCCGCTCACGAACTCGGCGGGCGACTACTTCGAGGGGCTGACGGTAGACGAGGCTCAGCAAAAGATCACGATCACGAGCAACCGGCAGAACTTTCCTTCGGCTCTCGCGGCAGCGGTCACGAACTGCGTGAACGACGGCGGCTACCTTGGGTTTTCGCAGGACGGCGTGAAGGTTCAAGGCATCTCGGGCGAGCAAGCCGTTGAGCAGGTGAACGGGCAGGAAGTTCGCTACTGGAAGATTACGAGCGAGTTGCTTGGGCGACAGAGCGGCTGGAACCTTCTCTTGCCCGATGTCGGGTTCAACTACATCGACGGCGGCGTGAAGAAGCGGGCCGATGTCGAGGGGCCGGATGGCGAGCAGGTTGCCTCCGCCAACCCCATCGCCCTCAACGGCAGCGGCGGCAAGCAATCCGGTGCGACCCTGCCCGCGATCCTCACTCGCCGTGTCTACAAGCGAATCAGCATGTCACAGTATTTCGGCACGCCGCCGTCCTAGGAGTTCTCATGGCAGACATCAGCTACAGCGTGAACGTAAACGTCAACGCCGGGGCGTTGAACCAAAACCTCAACGCGTCGAACATCACGAGCGACTTCGCCACGACCGGGCTGTTGGCCCTCACGCTCAACGTCGGCACGAGCACCCAGGCGATCACCACGGCGTCGGCGTCGAGCCTGGGTCTGTGCTTCGCTCGCTCGCTGGCTACCGCCGGCACGCATACGATCTCGTTCGGCCGGGTGAGCGGCACGACGCTCTTCGAGACGGTGCGGCTGAAGCCGGGCGATGCCGCCGTGTTGCGGCTGGCAGCAGGCAACTACGCCGCCCAGGCGAACGCTCCCGACTCGCGGCTACTCCTCCAGATCTTGGAGGAGTAGTGAGTACCGCCCGCGTTGACTTTACTCGGGGTGCTGCTGAGCGGATCGCTGCCGTCGTTCGTCAAGTCGAGGGCGGCAATCGCGACGGGGCACCGCTAACGTTTCGCAAGGTGGACACGCCCGGCGCTGGCGCTCCGGTCAAGTTTTGCTCGTGGACTGCCAGTTGGGCCCACGACACAACCACGACTATCTCCCTGTACCCGAGTGGTACGGCAACGGCCCGAAACCTGTATTTCGGCGTTGTGCCTGGCGATGGGCTTGTGGCCAAAAAAGGCACGAGTGGATGGCAGCTCATCAGCTGTGACCTGACATTGCAGGCCGGATATGGCGTTACCGGCATTCAGCTGCTAGGGCATGATGAAAACGAGTTTGCTCACTGGTATCACATCACCACCTGCTCTACAGCGACAGCGAGCCCGTGACGCTTATCACCTTCCAAGGCGGCAACGTCGTCTTGCGCGGCGGCTTGGTCGGCACGGAGCAGGCGTGCTGCTGCGGGGGCGATCCGTGCGTTCCGGGGTGCGTATGTGAGACCTACGGCTGCTCAAGCGGTGGGCTTAGTTGCGGCGAGGGTGAAGCCCGTGGCAACGAGTGGCTGGCATCCATCTACCAATGGGTAGCCGACCAAGGGTTGGTGGCAGCGTTGGAAGCCAACGGATACACGTCAATATCAGAGCAGGGCGATGTGTCGAACCTTCCCGGCGGCACATGCACAGACGAGAACGGCAACACTATTCCGTATGACCCGGCGATTCACGAGCCGTGCATTTTGGGCGACGTTCAGTGCGACTGTTGCGATGTGTGGACTACTTTCTACGGCATCTATTTCAACTGCTGCGGCGAGATTGACTACGAGGCGGAACCGATTTGGCAATCACCCGATCCGCCCACGGCAGATCAACCACTCAGCGGCAGCGGCGAACCGTGCCTTGACCTGATAGCAATCTATCCCTGCATTCCCAACCCGCTCCCATGATCCGCTGCCACCTGTCACACCTTCAGGCTCGATGCCGCCAGCGTGGCTACACGCTCGACGAGGTGCGACCGTGCATCGTCAGCGAAGACGGCGACCAGATCACGGTGGACGAGACGCACCCGGCGTATCCTCGTCACCCGAAGACTGGCGTGACGCTGCTCACCAAGGCCCGCAACTTCGCCGCCTCTGCCGCTCGGCACATTGCCGCCGGTGCTCCTCAAGCCAGCGATGAGGAGGTGGCCAGCCGTTTCGCCATCTGCCAAGCGTGCGAACACTTCGACGGCAAGGCGTGCCGCCAGTGCGGCTGCCCCGTCGTGCGAGAAAAGAAGTTCCTGAGCAAGCTCTCCTGGGCGAACGAGAAATGCCCGGTCGGCAAGTGGTGAGTTGACACTCCCGCGACACTGACGGGCGAAAGGGCTCGTCGTGGCGGAAGATCATCACATCACGATCGACGGCAAGCGGTGGCTCCTGCGGTTCACCCGGCTGAAGGGCGACGCGGTGGGGTGGACGTTTTTTGACAACGCGAACAGCCCACGCATCCTCATTGATGACCGGCTCCGCGGCGGGCAAAAACTTGAGACGGTTCTGCACGAGATTGCCCACGCCGTGCTGGGGCCGAGCATCTCGGAGGAATCAATCACCGAACTCGCACGCGTGCAGCGTCGCGTGCTGACGATGCTCGGCGTCAAGGAGGTGCCGCGTGAGTAGCCTGCGCGATGCCATCACTGAGTCAGCCGTGGCTCGCCCCGCCAAGCGGTCGCCTACATGGCTCGACCGCCTATCGCCAGACATCCGCGAGGAGTTGCTCGACATCCGCCGCGAGTGGCGTGCGGGCACGCTCCAGGCGTCGGGCCGCGGGCTCGCTGCCGCCATCGTCCAGAACTGCCGCGAGCGTGGCATCCCGGTCTGTACAGCGTCAGGAGTGCGCGAATGGCTGGCAAGGCAGGACTAAAGGCCGCGGTCGCCGCCAGCCTCCCGGCACCGGCACCGACCGCGACCTCTGAGCAGGTGACGCAGCGGCGCGAGGGCGACACGCTCGAAGCCCGCTCCACGAGCCGGCGGATCAAGACGGTCGAGGATCTGCTCGCCCACATTGAAGCGGACATGACCCGCTATGAGGTCGCCGCATCCGAGGCGACGAAGTGGGAGGTCGGCACGAGCGACGGCGACGGCGGCACGACCGTCACCGAACTGCATCGCGTGTTCGTGCGGCTGCGACCGAAAGCGGGGCCGAACGTCGCCCAGGCGGTCGAGGCGATGATCGGGGCGGCGACCCGCGACATCCGCCGCCCGGCAGCGAAGAGCCACGGCAAGCCGAAGCCGGGGCTCTGGCAAGTGCTGGTCGTTTCAGATACGCACTTCGGGAACTACTCGTGGAAGGCGACCACGGGGGCCGATTGGGATCTCGCGATTGCCGAGCGGGTGGTTCGCGACACCGGGCACGAGCTCCTGGCGGTAGGCGACACCCACAAGCCCGCCCGCCGCACGATCGCCTTCCTCGGGGATCTCTTCCACTACGACCGAGCCGAGCGAGCCGAGACCTCCAGCGGCACGCTGCTCGAACGCGACGGGCGGTTGCAGAAGATGCTCGATGTCGGCGTGGCGACGTTGCTCGGGATCGTGGAGCGATCCGCTGAGACGGTTCCGACCGATGTGGTGCTCGTGCATGGCAACCACGACGAGACGCTCTCGTGGGTCTTTCATCGGCTCTTGCTGGAGCGATACCGCAACGACAAGCGGATCACGATCGACGAACGCTACACGGGGCGGAAGTACCTCTCGCACGGGCGGAACCTGTTGGGCTTCGCCCACGGGCATCGGGCGAAGAAGAAGCTCCCGCAACTCATGGCGATCGAGGCGGCGTCGCAGTGGGCAGCGTGCCCGTACCGCGAGTACCACACCGGGCACTACCACTCGACGGCGGCTGAGTGGTCTCGACCGATCGAGACGATCGACGGCGTGCTGGTGCGAACCGCACCCTCGCTGTGCGTCGCCGACGATTGGCACGCGAGCCTTGGGTTCCTCAACGCTAGACAAGCGATGGAGACTCATCTCTACGCGTTCGACGGTGGGTTGACCGCGACGCACGTAGCAGGCCCACGAAAGGAACTCACATGACAGCGGCGATTTTGGAAAAGGCGAACGATGAACTGCGGGCAGCGGTGCGGGCGAGGCTCGCGAGCACCGACCCGAGCGATGACAAGCTCGTGGGCTACACGCCGCCGCCGCTGGCGGGCTGCGAGCCGGCCCAGCAGTGTGCAGCCGAGGTGCTGGCCCAGGCGTGGCGGGGCGACTCGCTCTTGAAGTCTGACGTTCACCCGACATCGCAGGCGTTCTTCGATCTGTGCGACTCGCTGAAGGAGATGCACCGCAGGAAGAGTCGAGACTACGGCTGCCCGAGTGGCGAAGATCCCCTCGCGAACATTCGCAACGGGGCGAAGTTCGTCGGCATCCCGTCTTGGAAAGGCGCGATGGTCAGGCTCTCCGACAAGGTGACGCGGCTCGCGGCGTACAACGCAACCGGGCGGCTGGAGAACGAGTCGCTCGAAGACAACCTCTTCGATCTTGCGAGCTACTCGCTCTTGGCTCTCCTGCTTCACCGCGAGGAACATCGTGGAGCGTGAGCCCCTCACCGACGCGTATCTCGCCGAGTGCGAACACCGGGCACGCCGGTTCTCGGGGGCGTACACGGGCACGAGTGGCACGCTCGCGGCGGATGTGATGCGGTTGCTGTTCGAGGTGCGGCGGCTGCGGCAGGAGCTCGCGGTCGCGACCGGCATCCTCGCGGATCTCAAATCAATGGCGTTCGGCGAGCCGATGCCGAGCGGTGACGAGGACGATTGAGCCGGGCGGCGGGTTGAGCGGCGGCCGGGTCTCCTTTCCCCGAGCCGCTGCTCCCCGCCTGCCTCTCAAGTGGCTCAGCCTGCGGGCGAGCCCGCCCGCCCCGGTGGAGAC